GTGTGGTTTGAATATCTTTTCTTACAGAAGCACCATCAAATTTTCTACCAATTAATCTCTTAACTGCATATATGGTGTTCTCTGGATTGGTTACGGCTTGTCTTTTAGCAGGCATACCAATCATTGTATCATCAGCAAATGCAACTACTGATGGTGTTGTTCTTTGACCCTCAGTATTTTCAATTACTTTTCCTTGTGTGCCTTCCATTACAGCGACACAAGAGTTAGTTGTTCCTAAATCTATTCCAATTATTTTACTCATTATATATTTCTCCTTTCTATGCTATATAATAACGATTTCTCTAATGTCAAGTGTTTAAAAAAATTCATCTAAAGTTGCCTTTCTTTCAAAATTCCAACCGATTGCATTTACAATAAATCTCAATGGTTCTAAAAATGATTTGGTAAACATTTCATCATAATCAATATATTGATGTAAGTTAAATTCTTTTGGCAACTTACTTGTAAAAGATATTACATGTTCTCTAATAGGATTTGGTTCTTTTAATGTTATAAATTTTACCTTATCACCATCTTGTATTACTTCATATTTTTTTAATTTGTTTTTCTTCAACATATTATTATAGATCAAAGCACCTTTTACATGAATAGGAGTTGACTTTTGATATATNTCTTTTGATGAACTATATTTTTTTAGATTATTACAACTTCTAGGATATGCAATATCTTCAGGTGATAATTTTTTAAAATGACTTCTAAAATTTTCTATGAAGTCTATTAATGACGCCTCATCTTTATTCATAATAACTTTTAGTGCCTCTTTAATTTTAACACGACAAGGTGCAGGAGTTGAAGACTTAACTGCCTCAATACCCATGATCTTTAGTTTAGGTTCTTTTAGATTAAGACCTTCTTCGTTAAATACATTTAAGATATATCTTTTCTTAGCAGTCCATATACCTTTGTTAGCAATTACTTCTCGTTTCATAAACATTTTTTGGTCATATGCTTTTACATATTTAGCAAGTACAGAAAAACTTTTATCAATACATGATTGTAATTTTTCTTCACAAAACTTATCTAATACTTTTACAATTTTTTTATTGTCAGTTTTATCTTTAAATATTTTATTAACAACAGAATCTAATTTAATATAGATAGAATCTGTATCAGAAGCAACAACATAAACCTCATCATTTGTTTTTAAAAGTTTATTTAAATATTTGTTTACGTCTCTTTCAATCCACCTAATAGTTAATTGACCTGCCATAGTAATACCTTCAGCATGTCTTACGTCAAAGTATTTAAAGTATTGATTACCGATAGCACCATAAGCACTATTCAAGGCAATCTTTCTTGCAAGTTGAATATTATAATTTTTAGATATTTCATTTTGTAATCTTTTATCACCTGTTTCTTGATACAATGCTTTTGCTTTTGCCATCTTATCTTTATAGATAACTCTTTCTTTATATAACTTATCCATTAACTCAGGAAGAAAGCCTTGCTTGTCTGTCCTAAATTGAGCACCATTGGGAGTGATAGTCCTCGTATCTAGGTCAGACAAGTCTGATTTTTGATTTAACATATTTTCTACATTAACACGATTAGGTTCATAACCAACCATCGTTTCAGGAGAGATATTATACTGCATAATTAAATGCGGATATAGACTATTTAAATCAAAACTTACAATCCAGTTATGAAATCCTACAACAGGATCTTTTACATAAGCACCTTCATATGCTCTTGACTTTTCTGATTCTTTGTTAGCAGGTATAACAATATTTTTAGATTTTAAATGATTAAATATAATTGTATCCCACATTCTTACTTGACCAAAACAATCTTGATAATTAACTTTTGCTTCATAGGCCATAGTTAAATGTAACTCAATTAATTTTAATCTATCTTCTAACTTATCAACTAATTCAACATCTTGGATATTATATTCTATAAACTGTTGATAATCTTTTGTATAAAATTCTTTAAATGTATCATATGGATTTTCATGTTTGTTTTCACCTAACTCTATCTCACCTATATAATCTAACTTATAACTTTCACGTCTAACAAATGTATGTTTACGATATAGATCAAGATAATCTAAAGTAGCAACACCCATGATGTCCCAATACTTTTGTTCTTTATTAAAACCTTTTGCTGTTATTCTAGCACTTTGTTGAGTAACAACTCCCCATGGACTAAACTGTAAGATATATTCATCACCCATAAGTCTTCTAAATCTATTCATTAGATAAGGCATATCAAAGAACTTAACATTCCAACCTGTGATAATATCAGGATTATATTCTAACCAAAACTCTTTAAATTTTTCAATCAAGTCTCTTTCAGTTGTACACTTAACAAAGTTTACGTCTGGTCTATCATTTACAAAATTATTCATACCAAAGACAACTATCTTTTTTGTAGTGTGTTCTTTTGCTGTAATAGATATTATAGGTTCGATTGCTTCATCAGCATCGGGAAAACCATTTTCACTTTCACACTCTATATCAATTGTAATCAATCTAATTTGTTTTATATCCCAATCTATCTTATCAGGAAATTGATCTGCAATAAAAGGATATTGATATCTAGTATTACCAAAGTATTCAAAACCACTTACATCTTCATACTCATCAATCCATTTCTTGGCGTCAGGCATACTTTGAAATTCAACCTTACCTACATTACGACCGTCTAGTGTTCTATATTTTGATTCTTTGTTTGATGGTACAAATAAAGATGGTCTATAATTAACTCTATACTTCTTGTGACTACCATCATGGTTAACACCACGAACCAATAGTCTGCCACGATATGGCAATACCGATGTATAGAACTTCATATATTATATTTGTGTATTGTTAAAATGTTTTCTTAAAATAATTAATTTTTCCTCAGCAGTTGCTAGTTGTTCAGTTAATTTATCTAACTCTGCTATGTGTTGAGGATGTTCGCCTATCGCAACAGGATTATCAAAATATATAATCATAGTTGCTTTTGCTGAAGCAATATCTGATTCATATTTTTTTTCTAATGCTTTGTATAGGGGATTATCTGTTTGATGATTTTTTGCCATGTTCACTCCTTTTCATTATTAATAATTATAACATAATTCACTTAAATTGTAAAGCTATTCTAAACTATATTTTGTTGTCACTACATATTTTCTATTTGGATTTACCATTACATTCATTCGATTCATAAACTCACGATCAAATAAAATTGGTGTTCTATCTTCTCTATCGTCTAAAGTAAATTCTGTTTCATAAACACCACCTAGAAAACCTACATTTAGTTTAATAACATATCTGTCCTCGTCATAATCTCTTAGACCGCCTACTGATATTTCTTCTTTTCTAATTATATCACTAGTAATTGTTTTACCTAGTAGTGACCATTTAACTTGTTTACCTTTTACTTCCATTTTGTCAGCATGTATAACTGACATACCTGAATTACCAGTATCAAATTTTGCTACAATATCACCAAATGGTTTTATGGATACAATCTCTTTGTAACCACATTCACTAGGTACTATTACCCAATTCTTTTTCTCACTAAAAAATTCTAATATTTCTTTACTGATATTTCTACCTGTTGCTTCTTCCATACCCTCAGTACCTGGTGATGAGTTTACCTCTATCACTAATGGTGCCTCTTTTGTTCTATTCTTACTAGGCAAAAAGTCAACAGCAGTCCATAAGCCATTAACTGCTTTTGCAGCCAATAGACTTGTCTCTATTTCTAATTCTGTTAATTCTAATTTTTCTGGTTTTGATCCTTGAGATACATTACTTCTAAAGTCACCTTCTAATACAGGTCGTTTCATTACAGATAAAACTTTACCACCTAATACTAAAACTCTTACATCATAATCTATCTTATGATATTCTTGAAGTAATAAATCAGCGTCTTCATCTTGCTTATGAATAAGTTGTACAATACTGTCTAAAGATTTTTCTGACTCAACAAATAATACACCAACACCTTTTGAGCCTCTTAAAGTTTTTAGTATGATAGGAAATTTAGTATCTAATTCTTCTACTGATTTTTGTAAGTTTTCAGGATCGTTTATTAAAACTGTTCTTGGTTGTGGCACACCATAATCAGCTAATCTTAAAAAGGTTCTATACTTATCTGTACAAACACTTACACATTGTCTGCTATTTGCTATACAAACACCATCTTTTTCTAGCATTGATATTAAGTCCATCCAACTATCTTTTCTAGTTACAGAACCTCTAACAATTGCTACAGTATCTTTATCTATAACAAAACCTTTTTTATCTTCTTGGTTATGAAATCTACGAACACCATCATTGAAGGTTGTATATCCACCAGACAATTTGTATAGATAATATTCCCAACCTAACTTTTCAGCTTCTTCTTTTAATCTATCTGCTGTATGAAATGTTTTAGCCTTTTCTGGCTCGTCTGTTATAACAAGCAGTTTATAAGATTGTTTTTTCTGCTCTGTTATAAAGTCTTTAAACTTTGGTGCCTTCATCTATTTTTTTACCTATATTATATTTTGCTTGAAGGTCCCACTCGTTCTTTTCTTTAAAACTTAAAACTTTAATTTGTGATAAAGGTGCTTTCTTCTCAGCAACAGTTTTATTCAATATAGCAATTAATCCCCAATCACTTAATAATTGAGCAATTGTATTTCTTCTTTCAGCATCATTGTCAGAAAAGTTTGCTTGTTTACCATCTAAAGCAAACAACTCTTTAAAATGCACTATAAAATATCTTCCTTGTTTATGTAATATGTGGCAAGATTGAAATAGTTTTTTATCTTTTCTGGATGCCACTCCTATTCTTGTAAGTGTTTCCCTGACTTTAAGAAAATCATCAGGTTCTTTTAATTGTACCTCTAGCATACTCTCTGGTTGCCAGACATTATCTAATTCATTCATTTGGTCCCACCCTTATATAATTTTTCCTTAATCAACTTTATTTGATCGTTGGTGAGTATATCAAGAGCAGACTTTGCTTTATCATTACTATATCCATAATACTCTTTTACACACTCAATATCTTTTAATTTATTTGCTCTCAAAAAAGGACTAAACCTTTTCTTTGATCTAATACTATTTAGTAGAAAGTGAAATTGCATATCTTTATCAACAAAATGATTACGATTCATTTCATTAACAAGCATTACGGTATCTTGAAAACCAGATAATATTTTATTGACTATAAAGGAAGGATATTTCTTTTGCCATAACTTATCTTCAGAATCCATTAGATTCTTTTTAGTAAAGTTTATAGCGTTAAGATAATCTTTTAATTCATAACTCATTTGAATTTGACCTGTGACATTAACTCAGTTAAACAAGCAACTAGATTAATCTCTTGGTCAGCAACAAACGCTGACTTGTATTGATAGTCAGCAATAATTAAAACAGCATGAGGTATGGTAGATGGCTCTAGACTTTGATATAATGTGTCATATATCTTTCTAAAAATTTTAACAGGATCATTATCAAGATTATTGACTACCCATTTTCTCATGTCACTAAACTCTTTATTCTTTAAATGTGTTAGTAAAGATTTTAAATTTTCATCGGATACATTTACTAGAATACCAGCGTCTATTGTGCCACTTACTGAATACCTTTGTAATTCATTTATCAGTTTTCTAAAATCAGGAAAATGCTTTTTAATTAATTCAGCAAGGACCTTTTCTTCATAACTAATATTTTGCTCTTTTAAAATATAAACTGCTCTTTCAAATAGTTTACTTGCAAGTTTTGGTTTATCTTTAGGATTAATTCTAAACTCTATGTTTGAAAATCTACTATGTAAAGGTTCTATAATTCTATTTTTAAAATTACAAGTAAGAATAAATCTACAATTCTTATGAAACTCCTCTACNAATCCTCTNAATGCAGGTTGTGT